TTTCAATTCCCAGTCGCAGTCGAGGATTGCGATAGTTCCAAGCAAATTGATCGCACAAGGCATTGTGCTGATCAAAACGTCGAATCAAACTCCATGCCACAAGTTTTTGATTGTCGTAGTAGCCAATTACATCAGCCATGGGGTCTAGATAACGGCTGTGAAACATGGGCATGACACTGGCAAAATGCTTGTAGGTAGTGTAAGTCTTGTATATGTCATCAAGACGTTCTAGTGTTTCAGTATCAAAATGTTCTATGTATGCCCATTCCACACAGGGTTCATAATTAGTTTTACTCAAGTCAATTCTGGCAAACTGATAAGTCATCTGGGATCCTGTCTGTGATGGAACAAGCCTTGCAGGTATTCTTCAGGCCAGTCAAGATAAAATCCTTTAGAGGCCATCTGCTTTGCTTTGGTATTCAAGTCACTCAAACTTTGTACCAGTGCAAGTGCGTACTGGCCTTGATTCATGATAACACCGTTGACGTTTTCTACATCGTCTGGATGATCTTCCAGGGCTAATATGTCAGCTCGTAGTAGGTGCTCGGTGTTGGCAGATTCAATGCTGGCCGAAAACAGTTCACGACTCCATTCTGCAGGATCATAAGCATAGATGATAACTTCTCGATCGCCCATGCCCCAGCGAGCTCGATTTTTGAGATCATAGTAAGGATCCGTTCCTAGGTATACTTCAAACGTGCGCTTCATTCTAGCTTGTCGTGCAAACGGACATGGTGGAAATCCGCCCAAGGCCGGATGCGGAACTTCTACAAAGTTCTCAATCCAGGACTCTATATCTTGTTTGACTTGTTCAAGTTCCATTAGAAGAAAGGCAGTTTGCTTGATTTGGTTGTGTCAAGATTTTCTTTGATCAGTTCACTTAGCATTTTACGCTCAGGTGAACTCATTTGTAACACATCTTCGTATGTGGCGCCTCCGCGCATGTACCACGACATTTTTAAACTTTGACGACGAATAGTATCTGCCTCCTTGTCCATGTTATCTACCATGGTAGATATGTCTTCCGGAGCCAATGTCAGGAGGCGACCCCGAAAAAAGCTGCTTGATCCAGGGTAAGAGTTTGTTGATGCTTGTGCCCACATTCTGGACATTCAATGTCAAAAGGTTTGAGTTCAGTGTCAGCACGTAGAGTGATAACACGATCTCGAATTTCTTGATAAATTTTACGGTCGCAATTGGTCAAAAACTCAGCAATGAATTCTGATTCTGTAACCAACGTGCCTCGAGCACGAATACTGCTGATGCTGTATTTTAATGTTTCAATAGTGAGCTCAGTAATTTGGTGCAATGTCTTGTTCAAGGCTTCAACTTTTTGCTCATCAGTTAACGATTCGTCTAGCTGTATTTGTTGAATCATACGTTGTTGATCATATTGTCGTAGATTGATATCATTTTGATGTTTGTAGCTGATGGGGCAAATGGTAATTTCTAGATCGCCTTGTTTGATTGGGGTATCGTAGTCAGGCTGTTTTATTTGATCCAGGATCATGCGCAGGTCTACATTGAACTCTGATTCTGCTGTACAGCTTGGGCATTTGGAATTGATTTCCATGTCATGTCCGTAGCTGGCAATTCTTATGCCAACCAAGATTGCATTTAAATCTATGCCTGGCACGGCCCAAGCGTTTTTAACCGCCGGAACACAGCTTTGTATGACGTTGACCACAGCTTGTCCGTTAAACAACGCATCTGGAGTGCGGTATGTAATTTCGTCTATGGCAGTCATGGGATAAACTGGCAGTTCATGATTTTCTGGAAACTCAATTGCACGATCGGGCCAGTACTTGCCATTGGATGGCAAACGCAAGTAAATTGCTGGTTGTCTAAAAAATTGTTTTAGTGGGTTCGTAGTTTGGGACATAAATCACCTATAAATATACTAATACTTATGGGTGGTAAAACATGGCAGATGGAAATGCAGAAGCGAATCAAGCCGCAATAGACCTAGCCGCGACGTTGCGAAGAGTCAACGAAGAGCTAGCTAACAACGGCAGAGTTTCTCAACAAACTCAAGACGCAAGAACTGATGCGGAAATGAAGGCCAAGCACGGGGTTGAAAACTTCACTGCTGGCACCAAAAAAGGTTCAGAAGCAATAGGCGCATTAGCATCTGCTGGTATAGCAGCCGGCAAAGCCATGCTGGACGGCAAAAAAGGCGCTGCTGCAATGAATTCAAGTTTGGATGAATTAAGCACCGCAGCTCAAGCCGCAGGTATGGCCCTGTCATTGCTGATTCCCGGCGGCATACTGATCAAAGGCCTGATCGCCGGCCTTACCATGGCGGCCACAGCCTATATCAAGTACACGCAAGCTGCCAATGAAATGGCCGACAAGTTACACAAAGGTTATCAAGGATTATCCAAAGCAGGTGGTGCTGCCGCGGATGGCATGACTGGTGTTTTCAAAGATGCTAAAAAGCTAGGCCTGAGCATGAACGAGCTGGACCAAATGGTCAGCTTGGTTGCAGAAAATTCCAAAGATTTTGCGTTGCTTGCTGGTTCAGTAAGTGAAGGTCGCAAACAGTTTGCCAACATAGGGGAAGCAATGGCACCAGCTCGTCAAGGTCTAATGAACCTTGGCATGGACATGAAGGATATCAACGAAGGCACTGCGGCTTACTTAAGGATGCAAACGCAAACTGGTCGTGCTCAACAAATGACTACCAACCAGTTAGCCAAAGGAGCGCAGGATTATTTGAAAGAAATGGACGGCTTGGCCAAATTAACTGGTCAAAGTCGTTCAGAAATGCAAGCGCAACGCGATCGCATGATGGAACAAGAACAGTCAGCAGCCAAGTTGCGAGCACTTGAAATGTCTGGTAACAAGGAAGGTGCTGATGCGTTAAAACAATTAGGAAACATGCTGGGTAAAGCTGGCCCTAAAATGCAAGCCGCATTTAATGCTTCTATCACTGGTAACTTGGCAAGCAAGGACGCACAGGAAGCTAACTTGGCATCTCAAGGCGAACTGGCTAGAGTTGTTGAACTAGTTCAAAACAAACAAATAACCGCAGCAGAAGGTGCTGACCGAGTTGCCAAAGCCATGGGCCACACAGCCGATACAGTTGGTACACAGTTAGGTCAACTTAATGCTTATGAAAGCAGTGGTTATGGAAATTTTGCCGAACAACAAAAATTACGGTTAATGAGAGAGCAGGGGTTTGTTGAACAACTTGGAAAAATTAACAAAGATCAAGAGGCTCAAATGGCAGGAGCTGACGAGGTAACAGACCAGCAGAATGCATTGATACTAAAGCAGATGGAAGCCAACAAGGAGATGGAGAAATTTATCTTCAAACAGATTCCAAACGCACAAAAGCACATGATGGATTTGGCCGATGCGGCTGGGGCAGCAGCTCGGGCGTTGAATAGAGCGTTTCCTGATAAAAAAGAAGACGAAAAGAAAAATATAGAAGCTAGAAGAAAAGCAGTTGAAGATGCCAAGATTGGTGGAATGATGAGTGACACCATGCTCAACGACATGGGCATGGACTTTGGCAACCTCAGCGGTGCCGACGGCGGCGTGTTCAAAGGTCCAGAATCAGGTTACCCAGTTCTGATGCACGGCACTGAAGCAATTGTCCCTATGGATAAACTAAGTGGTGCTAGAAAAATGAGTGATCTTGATCAGATGATGGGATTAAACAAGTTAGCATCTGCGGCAACTAACAACCAGCAATCAGTAGATAATCCTGATGCAGACAAGATGGAAAAGTTTGTAAAGAGCATGTTAAAAGACACCGAGTCCTTGACAAAAATCACTGATGCAGACTTAAATCGTACTAAAAATTTCAGCTTGTTGCAAACAAAACTGTTTGAAAAGAAATCAGCTCTCATGGAAGATGAGCTTGAGTTATTAGATGAGCAAAATGAAATCCTAGAACAAATGCTAGAAATAGCAGAAAAAGCTGGCGGTAAAGAAGCAGCCGCAGCAATGAAAAAATCCTTTACCATGGCAAGAATGGGAATGTCTGGTGGTAGTATGGGCGGTATGCCAAGTATGGGTAGTATGTCAGGTATGGGTAGTAGCCTGCCGGGTATGGGTGGTGGCGGAATGACTGCTGGCGGCAGCGGAATGACTGCTGGTGGCAAGCCCGCGGCACCGGGCATGGGCGGCGGTAGTGGATTAACGGGAGGTGGTCCTAGAGACGCAGGATCAGGTAATACAAATGATCTTTTACGGTTTGGAGGTCACAGCGGCTCAGCAAGTGCTTTTGAAGGACTTGATGACAGATTAGAAAAGGCTGTGATGCTGGCTGCCAGCGAGTACAATTCACTAACTGGTAAAAAACTCCAAATCAACAGCGCCAAACGTGATCCAGAAGACCAAGTGCGATTGTATCAAGAAACAGTTGATGCTGGGCGTCCGGGCATTGGGCCCACTGGTATGCCAGTTGGCCGTCCAGGCACAAGTTCACACGAAAAAGGACTGGCAGTAGATATTCAAAATTACAATGATCCCGATGCACTCAAGGCGTTGAATAATCAGGGGTTGCGACAAGTAGTTCCCAAAGACCCTGTGCATTTCCAGTTGTCTGGAGAAACAGGCATGATAGCAGATGGTCCGGACGAGGGATATCAAGCAACACTACACGGCAAAGAAGCAGTGATACCAATGCAAAACAACAGCGGAGACTTTGTGAAAATGTTTGAAGCCATGGCTGAGGGCAATTCCAGAATGGTTGCCATGATGGAAGAAATGGTTGCCGCTCAAAAGAACTCTGTTGACGTACAGACCAAGATGCTACGTGCGCAGTCGTAATCACGGTAAATAAACTACTATGGCAGATAAACAACAAGGTTCGTGGCGCAAATACTTCAAAGTCGCAGATAATTCAGGTGTGATGAGCCCAATCTCGGGCAAGAATCAATTTGGCTTACCAAACTATCCTCGCAACGACGGCAGCAATGCGTCGGCACAAGCAGACTTTGTGTTTCGCAACTATGCCAGCAGACTACCTGAAGTTTACTCAGGTCACCCCAATCGTGTGGAACGTTACAATCAGTATGAGAACATGGACATGGACTCGGAAGTCAATGCCTGCTTGGACATCATTGCTGAGTTTTCCACCCAAATGAACGAAACCAACGGCACACCATTTGACGTCAAGTACAATGACAAGCCCACTGATCATGAAATTGGCATCATCAAGAAACAACTGCAACAGTGGGTCAAACTAAACAAACTGGACCAGCGCATATTCAAACTGTTCCGCAACACCATCAAGTACGGCGATCAAATTTTTGTTCGTGATCCAGAAAACTTTGAAATGATGTGGGTAGACATGAGCAAGGTCATGCGTGTGATTGTGAACGAATCTGAAGGCAAGCGCCCTGAGCAGTATGTGATTCGTGACATCAACCCCAACTTCCAGAACATGACTGTGGCAGCCAAGACTACCACAGACTACATGACCAACCCTGTGACCGGTACCATATCAGGATCATCAAACTATACCATGCCCAACGGCGGTGCCGGAGGCGGTGTGGGCAACAGCCGATTCATGCATGCCATGAACGAAGCCACCCTGGATGCCAAGCACGTGGTACATTGCAGTTTAAATGAAGGCCTGGATGTGTTCTGGCCGTTTGGACGCAGTATCCTAGAACAGATCTACAAGGTCTACAAACAAAAAGAACTGTTAGAAGACGCTATTCTTATCTATCGTGTGAGCCGTGCTCCAGAGCGTAGAATATTCAAGATTGACGTGGGCAACATGCCCAGTCACTTGGCCATGCAGTTTGTGGAACGTGTGAAAAACGAAATGCATCAGCGTAGAATCCCTACCATAACAGGTGGCGGACAAAACATGATGGATTCAAGTTACAATCCACTGAGTATCAACGAAGACTACTTCTTTCCCCAGGGTGCTGACGGTCGTGGATCCAGTGTTGACACACTACAAGGCGGTTCAAACCTAGGCGAAATTGACGATTTAAAGTACTTTAACAACAAAATGGCCCGTGGTTTGCGTGTGCCTTCAAGCTATTTGCCCACTGGTCCTGACGACTCAGACCGTGCTTTAAGCGACGGAAAAGTAGGCACGGCCCTTATACAAGAGTACAGATTCAACCAGTATTGTGAGCGTTTACAGGCCTTAATTGCCCAGAAACTAGACGACGAATTCAAGATGTTCTTGAAGTGGCGCGGCTTTAACATTGACTCAGGCCTGTTCTCAATAGGCTTTAACGCACCGCAAAACTTTGCAAGTTACCGTCAAAGCGAACTGGATAACACACGTATTCAAGCGTTTATGCAGATGGAACCACTACCATACATGTCAAAGCGTTTCTTGCTTGAACGTTTCTTGGGTCTAACTGAAGAAGAAATCAAACAGAACGAAGAGCAGTGGCGTGAAGAGCGTGAAGACCCCACAATAGAAGCATCAGGCAGTGATCTACGATCAGTGGGAATCAGTCCTGGCGCTATGGAAACTGATATTGAGACTGGGGAAGAAATTGGCCAAATGGAACCAGCAGCCCCAGGCGCACCAGAAGTGGGAGCCGGGCCTGCAGGTCCTGTAGTACCCGGAGGCGTGGGCGGCGCAGGCGCCCCGGCTGCATAAATATTAACATGATACTCAACGAATTTTACAACAAAGAGCCTGAAGCCTATCAAGACCTTGAGCAAGATAACAGCCAACTTGAATTGGGTGATTTGCGTAAAACTCACCTTACCCTGCGGCAACTCAACAAACTGCGTCGAATGAATGATGTGCGTATGGTAGAATACAAAGAAAAACTCAAACTGGTGCGTCAGCAGTATGCACCTGCCCCTGAAGCACCGGCCATGTGATTTATGGCCTTTTTGGCCTCATAAACCGCGTGTTTTTCTCCTGATGTGTAAATAACATTACACTTTACCTACAGGAGTTTTCTATGAACAAATTTGAACAATTGATCGAATACGTGATCAATGATGAAGAAAGCAAAGCACGTGAGCTTTTCCATGATATCGTCGTGGAGAAAAGTCGTGAGATTTACGAGAACTTGATGGCTGAAGAAGCCACCGAAGATCTTGAAGAAGCTGAAGATATCGAAGAAGGCGAAGATCTTGAAGAAGCCGAAGACATTGAAGAAGGCGAAATGGGCGGCGATCCTGCTGATAACCTGATTCGCTCTGTTGAAGCTGAAGAACAGTCTGACATGAACATGGAAGGCGAAGAAGACTTTGGCGGCGATGACGACGGCGACGCTGGTGACATGGGCGGTATGGACGACGAAGGCGGAGATGAGCCAGCTACCAAAGATGACATCCTCAACCTAGAAGACAAATTAGACCAGTTGATGGCCGAATTTGAAGACCTAATGGGCGACAATGACATGGGCGACGGCGACGGTTTTGGACCTGATGAAGGCGGCGACGCTATTGAAATGGACGACACTGAAGAAATGGGCATGATGGAAGCTGTGACGCTTAAAGCAGCCCCAAAGCCAGTGACTTCTGAAGAAGGCGGCGTTAACAAGAAGTCTACAGTAGCCGCTAATGCAGGTGCTAAAGGCCCAATCGGCAACTCAGTCAAGCCAGTACACGCTGGTGGTGAAATGGGTGGCAAACACGATGCAGCCGGCGCATACAGCAACAACACAAAAGATTTGATTGGCAAAGTTGGTAACACACCAGCTCAAGGCACACAAAACTTAAAGCCAGCTACCAAGCCTACAACAGGCCAAGCCAGCGGTGTTAACACAAAGAGCCCAGTAGCTCGCGGTTAATTGATGAAAACACTAAGAGAACAACTTACCTTTAATCAGGCCAACATCCAGGTTCTAGAAGAATCTGGGCCGGATGGCCACGGTAAGAGCCTCTATTTGAAAGGCATTTGTATTGAAGGCAACAAGCGCAATGCAAATGACCGTGTCTACCCATTACATGAAATCAGCAAAGCAGTTAACACGATTAATCAACAGATTAAAGAAGGTAACTCAGTATTAGGCGAAGTGGATCACCCAGATGATTTAAAAATTAATCTAGATCGTGTGTGTCACAGTGTTGAAGGTATGTGGATGGATGGCGAAGCCGGATGTGGCAAGCTCAAGATTTTACCAACCCCCATGGGCGAGTTGATCAAGACCTTGTTGACATCTGGTGTTAAACTTGGAGTTTCAAGTCGTGGCAGCGGCAACGTTGACGACAGAACAGGACATGTAAGTGACTTTGAAATAGTCACTATAGATGTGGTTGCTCAACCCAGCGCACCAAATGCATACCCTAAAGCAATATATGAAAGTCTCATGAACATGAAGTACGGACATAGACTGTTAGAGGTAGCCAAGGAAGCGGGCGAAGACAACAAAGTGCAGAAGTATCTCAAAAATGAAGTTGTAAAACTCATTAGAGAACTTAAGATCTAAGGAGAATCTACAAATGTTAGATGCAATCAAACCATTGTTAGATAGCAACCTGATCACCGAGGAAACTCGTCAAGAGATCACAGAAGCTTGGGAAGCCAAGTTAAGTGAAGCTCGTGAACAGGCTCGTGCAGAACTCAGAGAAGAGTATGCAGGACGCTACGAACATGATAAGTCAGTAATGGTTGAAGCCCTGGATAAAATGGTAACAGAAGGTTTGGCCGCAGAGATCCAAGCAGTGGCTGCTGAAAAGCAATCACTAGCAGAAGATCGTGTCAAGTTCCAACACAAGATGACAGAATCAGCACAGAAGTTTAACGGCTTCTTGGTTTCAAAACTTGCAGAAGAAATTGGCGAATTGCGTAAAGACCGTCGGATGCACACAGAAGGTCTAGCCAAGCTAGAAAACTTCATGGTGCATGCATTGGCTCGTGAAATTCAAGAGTTTGCCGCAGACAAACGTGACGTAGTGGAAACAAAAGTCCGCTTGGTACGTGAAGCCCGCGCAAAACTTGAAACACTCAAAACACGTTTCGTAAAAGAAAGTGCAGAGAAAATGAGTCACGCTGTTAGCCGTCATCTCCGGGATGAACTGGGTCAGTTGCAAGAGGATATCAAAGTTGCTCGCGAGAACAGCTTTGGTCGTCGTATTTTTGAAGCCTATGCCGCAGAATTCGGTGCTACTCACTTGAATGAGAAAGCAGAAGTCCGCAAGCTCTATGCTATGCTAGAAGGCAAAAATAAGCAATTGAAGAAAGCCATTGAAATCTCACAACAAGCTAAAGTTGTTGTTGAGTCAAAAGAACGTGAAATACGTATGATCAAAGAAAGCAATCAGCGTCAAGACCTGATGCAAGAATTGCTGAGTCCTTTAAACCAGGAAAAAGCTGAAGTCATGCGTAATTTGCTGGAAAGCGTCCAGACAAGCCGTCTGAAAAACGCCTTCGAAAAGTATCTACCAGCTGTGTTGGAAGACCGCTCTGTGAAAGCCACCAAAGTGATCACAGAAAACGTTTCCGTAGCAACCGGGGATAAAACTGTTCCAAGTAGTCAACAGGAAGATCGCGGTAACGTGATTGACCTCAAACGCCTGGCAGGGTTATAAAAATTAATTTTTAGGAGACTTAAATGTCACAAGAACTATTAGAAAGCCG